GAACACCAGAAGGGGAAGGCGAATCTAGCGAAACTGAAGTAAAAGCTTTAACCGATATGAAAGCGGAAGTAAAAACTTTAACAGAAGGATATGATGCAGTTGTTAATTCAAATGCAGAATTGAAAGAATCTATTAAGGAAATGAGTGAATCTTTGAGTAAAATCACAGAAGCACTTGAACAACCGATTCATAAATCTAAGGGTATACAACCTGGCGATGCAAAGATTAAAGCAAATGCAGATGTTAAAAATACTGATCCTTTAAATGTGTTTTAAAATGCCAGCGTTTACAAAAACTATCGCAGATGACTTTGATGAGCAAGCAGCTTATCGAACAACTTTCGGTAATTTACAAACAAAAACAAGATATTATGATCCATTCAATAGTTTGGACATGAGACTTAATGCAGGTTTTAAAGCTACCACAACTGAACAAGGCGGAACAGGAACTGCAGGATATGCAATGATTCCCGTAAATGTTTCACCAATGATTATTGATGAAACAAGAAAAAGAACACCATTAGTTGAATTAATTCCAAGAGTTACAAACATAGGTATGTACGCTGATTGGAATAATATCACAGCTAAGGGTGCCGGATTCGTAGCAGCAGAAGATGCAGCGTTCGCTGAAGCAAATGATACAATGGATAGAAATTCTATTGCTATCAAATTCTTGTATTCAGTAGGTAGAGTTACAGGCCCAGCATTGGCAGGACAACCAGCGTATGTTTTGGAAGGTTTCCAAGGCAGCGGTTCAGGTTTAGGCGGAAGCCCATTCCAGAATGTTGGAGCACCAAATGCAATGCAATTAAGAATTGTTACTGCGGCAAGAGCACTAAAGGAACTAGAAGAATCTTTGATTATTAATGGTGACGCATCTACAACTTCGACTGAGTTCTCAGGAATTGTAAATTTACAGGGAACAACAAACCAGTTGGATAAAGATAGCGGCGAATTAACTTGGGACGACGTTGAGGATGTTGTAGAATATGCATACACAGACGGCGGACAACCTAAACTAGCAGTAGGATCGAGTACTGCGGTAACTGATTTGAGAAAGATTATAATCGATATGTATCGATATAATCCAAGTGACATGCCAAGTGGAGTATTACCTTTCGGTGTACCTTCTGCAATAGTATTGCACACATTAGTAGGACCAATACCATTAATACCTAGTATGTATTTATCGAATACTTCTGGGGCAAAGCAAATATTCTTTTTAGACACAGATTATATCGAGATGAGAGTACTTCAAGATATGACTTATGAAAAATTAGCAAAGACTAATGATTCAGATAAGTTTTATTTGAAAATATACGAATGTCTTGTTATGAAAAATGCAGCTTTTAACAGTTTCATAGATAATATTGCTTAGGTCCTTTTTTTTTGTTTTTTAGATTTTAATTTATTTTATTTTTTTAGAAAAAACAAAACCCCTTTTAAAAGGTGTAAATAATTAAACATGGGAGGAAAAAAAATATGACAACAATAGTAAGTGAAGACGATTGCACAAACACTACAGTAACGCCTAATGCAGGTGTAACTATGATTCAAGTAGTTTGCCCATCAACAACAGTTGGAGGAACAGACGATGTGACAGTTGATTTGACTAAGTTTGGATGTACTAATATTCATGGAATTCATGTATTTGATGAAACAACTACTGGAAGTGTTGTAGTGCTTGAAGCAGCAACAACAAGTGTTAGTTCAGGAACTTTGACAGTTGACTTGGGTGGTTCAGATACAGGTGTAAAAACTATCATTATTTACGCTTATTGATTTGTTTTTTTAACATTAAAATGGGAAAAGACGGATATGTAAGTGGAGATTATACTGGAGATAGAAATTATACTGGTAGAGTTAGTTTTGCACAAGGAGCAAGCGGAGCAGGATTAAGTTTTGTTAAGAAAGATACTGAAATTTGGTATGTTGATTCAGGTAAGACTGGACCAACAGCATCAGGTGATGGTTTATCTTGGGATAAAGCATTTTTGACTTTGAAAGAAGCAGTTGATGCAGCAGGAGCTTATGATACAATTTTGGTTGCGCCAAATTCTATTGAAACAATAGCATCTGGAGGAATCGTGATAAACACAGTTGGTTTAAGAATTATTGGAACAAATGGTTCACAATATAGGCAAGCAGCATCTTTGAAGATAATTGCAGGAACAGATCCAATGTTTACAATTACAGCAGATAGGGTAGAAATCGCAGGATTTAATTTATCTTGTAGAATTGCTTATCCGGCAATCTGTATTGGAAGTGTAACATTAGGAGTAGGTACAGCAGTGTATTCAACTTGGATTCATCATAACAATATTGATGGAGCAGGAACTGGAACATATGGAGTAGCTATGGGCGGATCAGGCGGATTCGGAGTAGCAACACAATGTGATGCAGTTCAGACCGTAATTGAAAACAATATGTTCGGACAATTAGCAACAGCATGTGTAGTTGTGAGTGGTTCAAGAATGTCGGTTTTGAATAACGAGTTTAATGTTATAGTTGATACAACTGGAGTAGATGTTGTAGAAACTGGAACCGACTGAGGAAACTGGAGAGTTAACGATAATGTATTCTCAGGAATAGCAAATTCAAGTACAACTGCAATTAAGTTCGCAGGAAATACTACAGCCGGAGACGGATGTGTAGTAAGAAATTTGACAACTGGAACTTGGGACACAGTAATCACTGATAACACAGGAGATATTGGATGTGAAAACTATCAAGGATCAACAACTGGCGGTACACTAATTGACTTCAATTCATCAGCATAATGGTAAAGAAAAAATCTAAACCGGAAGTGCAAGTTGAAGAATCAGATTTCGCAAAGTTCACTTGTAACGAAGAAAGAGAATCCAGCAAGGAATAAATTTATTATTTTTTTATTTTTTTCTTTTTTTTGATTTCGGAAAAAAAAGAAGTCTTAGGACTTAAAACACAAAGTTTAAATAAATGGGAGGACTAAAATAAACATGGGAAGAAAACTATTGAGCGCAGGAAGATACGCAGAAGAAACAACAAATCTGGATGCTGTTATTACAGCTACTACTGGAAGTAAAATCGATTGTAGATGGTACAATAGAGTGACTTGGTATTTAACAAGCGCAGCAAATACTGGAGCAGTTACTTTCACAATTCAAGGAAGTGTTGACGGTACAAATTGGTTTGATGTTCAAGCGAAAACTTTTACTGCATCGAATGATACGGCAGTTTATCATTATGGTTATAATACTTATTATCCATATATGAGATGTAAAACTTCAACTCAATCAAATTCAACAGCTACAGCTTTTGTAGCGGCGAGGAGTTAAATATGAAAAAGATATTTATTTTTTTACTAGCAGTTTCTTTAGTTCTATTAGTTGGAGCTAACGAAATTTATACAGAACCTTGGAATACTAATCAGCGAGGGGATAATTATAATTTAACAGAGATGGGGACTATCACAGCAAGTTTTTTTAATGGATCATTCTTGGGACCATTTATTGGAGATCTAAATTGGACACAATTACAAAATTTTCCAGTTGCGTGTCCTGGAAGTTCTGCAGTTACAACTTTGAATGGATCAGTAGTATGTTCAGATTTATGGTTTAATATTGCAGGGAACGAAACAATAACTGGACCAATGACTTTTTCTAATTACGCTGGAATTTACAACCTTTCTTATATAACAAGTTCAAACTGGTCAGATGTTAATGGAACACAATTCTTAACAGAAGACCAACTAGACAATGCTTATATTTGTTCAATTAATGAAAATGTAGTTTTGGGAATTGACCATTTAAGTTCTACTGAGAAAACTGCTTATTGGTTAAACGAACAAGGAGTCGAACAATCAAAAGTATGTAGAGGTGGTTTCTGGCTAGACTTAAGACAATACGCTAAAGATCATGATATTGAATTGAATGTTTTATTGAAAGACACAAATGAACCAGGGGAAACAATTTATAGTGATACAATTTCACCAACTGAAGGGATTAAATGGGAATGTTCGCCAGAGGGATGTGTGAAATTATGATGTTCAAAAATAATGGTGAAACTTGTAAGATTAGAATTGGTAATAAAGATAAATGTTATTGGAAAACAGTTAAGCATGGTCAAGTAGTTGAACTAGATAAAACAGTTGGATTAAAAAACAAATTTGAAAGAAGTTAAAACTACTGAGGGCCAATTAAATGATGAAGTTGTTGAAACAAAACAGATTGATACAGCAACTGATACAGTAAATGATACAGTTGAGAATACTCCAGACGATTCATTTTTTAAAGAATTAAAAGCGATTAAAGGAATTGGAAGAAAGACTGCTGAAGATATAGTTGAATGGGGAACAAAAGAAAAATTAATTGAACATATTTCAGAAGGTAAAAGAATTCCTGTTAGAGATGACGTGGAAGAAAAACTGAAGGAGAAATATGGCAGGCCTAATAATTAGTACTGAAGAATTCTCGAAGTTGCCACAAAAGCAACAATTAAAATGTTTATACGAAAATCAAGTTGAAACATTATGCACAATTAAAAGTTATAAATTACATCAAAAAATACAATATCCTTGGCTTTTTGCATTAACAATGTCAGCAATCTATATAATTAAACAACTTACTAAAATATTATAATGGGTAGTTATATTACAGTAGCATCAGTAAGAAGAACGTGCGGAATTAAAGAGGGTCAAATAGATGATGATGATATAGAAGCATCAATCACAGAAACAGAAAAAGAAGTGAAAAAACAATTTAACACAGCATTCGTTCCAACAGAAGTTATTGAAAATTATGATGGGGATGGAACAAATAGACTACTTTTAGATTTTAACCCAGTATTGGCAGTTAGAGACCTTTACATCGATGGAAATCAAGAAGATACTTCAAATTTAGAAATACAAAAAAGTTCAGGTTATATTTGGTTAGGATCCGATTCAACGGCTGGAAATTTTATGTATGGAAGAAATAAAGTTGTAGTTAAATATATTCATGGATCATTAGAACATTCAGAAACTATCGGTACAACTACCGATATTGATGCTGAAGCCGGAACAAGTGTTGCTTTATCAGTTGCAAGCGAGACAGGATTTACTGATGATGCTTGGGTAGAAGTTTTTGGAATGGATGGATATAGAGAAGCTGCACAAATCACAAGCACGGGCACAGGAGAGATAACAGTTGACGAATTGGTCATGGATCATGGATCTGGAAGTTCTGTTAAATTATTGGAAGTAAACCCAACGTTTACAAAATTTATGAACATTGTTGCAGGACTAGCAAGTGTTTCAAGAGTTGTAGGGGAAAGTTCAACCGATACAACTGGTTATAATTTATCAGAATTGCGTGTACAAAAGGGTGAACCTTACACTCAATGGAGAGAGACAGCGATTCAATTAATTAGAGAAAGGGACGAATTGAAGAAAATATTACTAAATAGACCTTATGTAATGTAAAATGGAATTAATAATAAATTTAAATAAGCTGGAATGCATCAGATAATATGAATAAATTAATATTTTTTGTAAGTGTATTTTTTTTATTAATGTTTAGTCTAAATTTTGTTAATAGTGCAGATTTTACTCCGCAGGGAAATATAAATTTAAGAAATGTTTATGCAATTATAAATGCAACAAATATTATGAGTGCAAATATTGTATCTAGTGGAAACATAACTGCAAACAATTTTATTGGAAATATATCATCAGACAATTTTAATCTTTCAGAATTTGAACAACAAGGAGATGGGAAAATTGGAATACTTAACAGTTTTATAAATTCATTAATTGATTTGAGAGTTGTTATGTCTTATATCCAGGCACTAAATTTTTATAATACCACACAAGTTGACGCAGAAATAGTAAGCGCAAATTCATCAATGAAAACTTATGTTGATAGTCAAGACGAAGTTTATAATAATTCAATGACTTCATATGTAGATAATACATTTATAACTAAAAATAATGAATCAAATCTTGATGTTAATTCTTCTGAATATTGGGACGATATGGATACAATCAATATAACTCAGATGGAAAATAGTGATGGAAACTTAAACATTTTACAGACATTGTTCAGTACATTATTTGATAGTTTGTTTAGTGAAAAAAACACAGATAATCTAACAGAGGGAAGCACAAATAGATATGATAATCAATCTTGGAATCAAACTCTTGCTAATAGTTTATATTCAAATATCACAGAACCTGACTCTTTACATTTAGATCAAGATAACTGGAATGATGATCCAGACGGATATATTTATTGGGAAGGACAAGATACAATTACATTCAATCAATCAAAACTAGAGACACAATATTTTAATGCATCTAGTGTGCAAGTTGTTACTGGAACACCTGGAGGAGTATTGACAGATATTCAAGTTTATGATGGAATATTTTATAATGTGACAGAAGTAGTTTCTGATTTTGAATTAATAGTTAATTTTACAGAAGTAGAAGAATTCACAACACTTTTGGTTAGACATAAGACTTCAGATAGCGATGGACATTCGGCAGCAATTCAAATATGGGATTATGATAGTTTAGAGTGGGAAGGATATGGTTTTTTAAGTGAAGCACTAACATCTGAAATGCAAACATTCGGAGTTTATGATAGTGAAGACCATGTTCAAGGAGGGGTAGTTCAAGTTAGATTTTATCAAGACGAGCCAGCTATACCAGCAACGACACATATACATTCTTTTGATTGGGTTGCAATAAGTAAAGGTCTTGGAACACCGGTAAGTGGTGAAATAGATCCTTTGAGTTTTCATAAAGAAGAAAATTTAGACAATAGTGGATATAATATTACTGCCGACTGGTTCAATGGATTATTTAATTGGACTACAATAGGCGGATGGTTTAGTTTTGATGGCGCAACACTTTCTCTTAATGAAACAAAGTTAAATGAAACTATTGCTTTTGAAGGATTTAATGTTGGATTTAATTCAACTTATAATTCAACTTATGATTCATGGGCATATAATCAAACTGCAAGTTCAAGTTCAACTTATAATTCAACTTATGATTCATGGGCATATAATCAAACCTATTCAGGAGCAACTTACAATGCCACTTATGACGTTGGAATAAATAATACTTTTAACCAATCATTAACTGATGGATTATATATAGCACAATCAGAGGAAGCGAACTTAAATGTAAATAGTTCAGAATACTGGGATGATATTAATGTTATAAATACGACTCAAATGGAAGATAATTCCGGAGTTTTAAATATTCTTTTTTCGTGGCTTAATAGTTTATTTTATACGAAGGAAGAATCTGATACAAATTTAGCAGATGGTCTTGCGGCACAAGATGCATGTTCCGAGATAACAGGTTGTATAGAAGATGCAATGAGTGAATTAGTTAATGATTCAACTCCTCAATTAGGGGGATATTTAGATACAAATGGAGAAAACATAGGCAGTACCTCTGATGAAATAGAAAATATTTATGTTAGTACAGATTCAAGGATATACTTTGGTGACGGACAGGAATATTCTATTTACAGTAATGGTAGTGCATTAATAATAGAATAAAATGTCAAAAAGAATAACTTCTGAAAGAGTAAAAAAATGGTCAATAGCGTCTGGAATAATTGGGGTTCCATTATCTGTTTTAATGATTTGGTTTTTATTGAGTTTGGGTGCCATAGAAATAACAGGATATTCAGGAGATAGCATTTGTGCAGGTACCGAGTTGGATCCATGTTATGCGTACGTTAATATTACTGCAAAGGAAGATATTTTTATTTATCCTGGAAACTGGAGTCAAACAGCTTTCTATACTGACGTTCAACCAAAATCTGTAAATATGTATAGATCATGGGGGAAAGGATGGAGAGAAATAAAATTAAATCAGAGTTGCACCGGAACATGGTGTGGGTTAAGCAATTCTAAAGATGTAAGAAAGTTTTCATTTGCATTTAGAGAAGGCAGAGATTATCAATTAAAATTTAAAGTTCTAAAAGAGAATCCAACTGAAGATATTAAGTGGGGATACGATTCTATTGATCCAGTTTTTTTAGGAATAA